GAGATACAGTTTTCCAGTGACTGGTAACATGCCTAATAGGCCTATTCACCCAGAAGTCGATGTTGCTCCGTTGCCGCAAGTACAACCATTGCCTCCTCAGGTATTTATTGATCCTCCTTCTAGTGTACCTATTAACTACAATCCTCCTGCTATGCCACATCCCCCACCAATAGTGCAAACTGTAGGAGGTACTCCACCACCTTTTGCTCCGCAAATGCCTAATAGAACTATTGACCCAGAAATTGTAGCAAGGGGAGGAGCGCCAACTAGAAGACCAAAACCGAATACAAGACCAACTCCTGTTGCTAATACAATGGCTCCTTCAACGCCTCGTCCTGTAAAACGACCATCGTACTCCGGTTTTTATCAACGTTAATTAAGAAAATAGATTAATTAATATGCTAGTGCATATAAATAAAAATGTTTTAAAAGATGACAAAAACGCTGAAGCGGCGCTTAAATTAGCAGAATGGGCAAGAACAGCAGACTATAATTCAGCAGTCAAAGCGTATGCTGATTGCCATCGTGACCCTAATATTGATGATTCTTTTATTCGCACTCTTGCTCAATGCGATAGATTTTATCTTGGTGTTTTTATTTGTAATCGCCACGACATGTTGCATCCTTGGATATACGAAAGATGCAGAGAAGTAGAATTTAAAAAAGATAATCATCTAGACTTATGGGCTAGGTTTCATTACAAGTCTACAATAATAACTTTTTTAGGATGTGTTCAAGAAATACTTTGTGATCCTGACATTACTATAGGAATACTTTCTTACTCTGCTAGGCAGGCAAAGCCTTTCCTTAGACAGATAATGCAGGAGTTTGAGTCTAACGAAAAGTTAAAAGAATTATTTCCAGATATTCTTTGGAGTAATCCTAAACACCAAGCACCTAAGTGGGCTGAAAACGAAGGTTTGTGTGTAAATCGTTTTGCTAATCCAAAAGAACAAACAGTAGAAGCGCATGGATTAGTTGACGGTCAACCTACAGGTAGGCACTTTTCTTTAATAGTCTACGATGATGTTGTGGTGCAGGAGTCTATTACTACTCCAGAACAAATTAAAAAGACAACTACACAATGGGAGTTGTCTTTGAACCTTGGGTCTACACATAATCCAAGATATCAATATGCGGGAACTAGGTACGCATACGGGGACACCTATGGGACAATACTACAAAGAGCCGCAGTCAAACCTAGAATACATCCCGCAACTTATAATGGTCAGATGGATGGAGAGCCTGTTTTTTTACAAAAAGAAAGATGGGAAGAAATTAAAAAAACAACGTCCACGTACACCGTAGCATGTCAACAACTTCTTAATCCTATTATTGGAAGTGATGTTTCTTTTAAACAAGAGTGGTGGACAGAATGGGAGATTAGACCATACACGTTAAACGTGTACATAATGGTTGATCCTGCTCACTCTAAGAAAAAAGAATCTAACAGAACAGCGTTTGCTGTAGTAGGAGTAGATGGAAACTTTAACAAGTATTTGTTAGATGGTGCTTGCCACAGAATGAGTCTTTCTGAAAAATGGCAAATGCTAAAAAGGTTAAGAGCCAAGTGGAAGAGAGCGCCGGGAGTAAGGGAAGTAAAGGTAGGATACGAAAGATACGGCGCTCAAAGTGACATTGAACACTTTAAAGCAATGATGTCTACTGATGGAAGTAACTTTCCTATATACGAGTTAAACTGGGTTGGAGGAGGAGGTTCTCAATCCAAAAGAGATAGGATACAAAGACTAGAGCCTGACTTAAAAGATGGTTCTTTGTTTTTTCCGTATCCTACTGATGAAAAAATGTTAACTTCGTACCAGAGAGATTTTAAAGATCGCAATCAATCTTTTCTTATATCAAAAAAAATAATTTGTATTGATGAAGAAAGAAAGACTTACGACTTAACTAAGTGGGTAAAAGATAATGAATACAACCTTTTTCCTACAATACATCCTGATTTTTTAGATGCTTTGTCTAGAATTTACGATATGGATGCAATGCCTCCTAGAAGCAATAACAGAGGAAGAAGTCTTGAGCCGCCAAGAGAGGCTAGATACTAATGCCTAGAAGAAGAATAGTTGGTAAAAGAAACTACCCTTTTAGAAGGGTTGCTTATCGAATGTCAAACGGAAGGGACTTTTACGAAAAACAACCACGTAAATTTCCCTATGGGGTTACCCCTTATTTTCAAAATTTTTATATCGCTGAAGGATACGTAGCAGATGGTTAAAATATTACTTTTATTTTTTACTTTTACTATTCCTGTTTTTGCTCAAGACAGTCTTTTTTTACAGCGTGGAACTTTTCCAATGCACTGCACCAGAGCAGAAAATGGAATGTTTGAGTTAGCAAAAATTGCGTCTGATAAATATGGTGAAATCCCCATGATTATTGCAGAAATGGGGCCGGGACTTTTAATCCTTACTTATAATTATGATGTTAATAACCCTTCTTGGAGTGTTATTATTACTAAACCGGGAGAGGCTTGTTTTTTTGCTAGTGGAACAACACTGTCACAAATTCCAAAAGAACTTGTAGATCAATCTAACGAGAAAGAAGAAGGCAAGGTAGAAATGTGATGGAGCCATCTATCATGGTGGACGCACTTATCGGAGTTATATTATTCCTTGGCGGGTGGTTAGTTAAGAGAATTTTTTCTCAGATAGACAGGCTACATGCTAGAGTTACAGACCTTGCTACTCAAACAGTTAGCAGACAAGAACTAGATACTCATATAGATAGAATCCTTGATCGCATAGATACCCTTGAGCAGAGGCTTTTGAACAAGTGAGTGATCTTGAGGTATCTGACAGAACTAGTGTAGGACTTCCATTAAGAAACTTAATAGGTCTTGCTAGTGCTGTGGCTGTAGGTACATGGGCTTGGTTTGGCCTTCAGGAGAGGCTTAATGTTTTAGAGACAAATCAAATCCTGATGGCTAAGTCTGTGGAGCAGAATGAAAATTTTCGCATCAAGTGGCCTCGGGGCGAGTTAGGCGCACTTCCCGCCGATGCTGAACAGTTTATGTTGCTAGAACATCTGGCGAAAGAGTTTTCTAAACTACAGGAGGTGATCGAAACAGGCAAGGCTCCATACGATCAGCAACAGGCTCTCACGCTAGATTTTTTTAAGCAACGTATAGAAAACCTAGAGCGCCATGTTGAGACACTGAAAGATAAGACATCCGAAATTAAAGCAAGCAACGGGGTGCATTAATGAATATTACTATGATGGTGCTTGTGCTGTACTTAAATGGTTCTGTTGTTGAGTACATGGGACACCATGAGACTGATAGCGGATGGGAGCGAATGGGTATTAGCGGATGTTTACAGATGAAGCGTACACTCAAACGTAATGGTTGGAAGGACAATCTAAACGGTAGCACAAGGTACGCCTGTGAACGTAGACAAGTAGAACTTAGCACTAACTGGGAAGGAAATGAAATAGTAGCGAGGCTTATTGATGGCGACTAGAAGACAAAAGCCTATACCTAGAACAACTAAAGGTAAAGGTGCTAACTATAGGCCTACTAAGTCTGGAGCGGGTATGACTGCAAAAGGTGTTGCCGCTCATCGCAGGGAAAACCCCGGCTCTAAACTACAAACAGCAGTAACAGGTAACCCAAAAAAAGGTTCTAAGGACGCTAAAAGAAGAAAGTCTTATTGTGCTAGATCAAAAGGCCAGTTAGAAAGATCAAGTGCTAAAACTCGTAACGATCCTAACTCAAGAATAAGACAAGCAAGGCGTAGGTGGAAATGTTAAAAAAGATTAAAAAAGTTTCTAATGAACTTAACAAGGCTTCTAAAATGCACAAGAAACAATCAGAGGCTTTAAAAAAATTAAGTGCTAGTGCTAAGAAAACAAAAAAGAGGAAATAATGGCTTCTAAACCTAAACCAAATGATCCTGCTAAGTGGTCGAAAGCAAAATCAAAAGCAAAAGCAAAGTTTAAAGTATACCCTTCTGCTTACGCAAATGCTTATGCTTCTAAAGAGTACAAAAAAATGGGCGGTACTTGGAGCGGCAAAGACAACAGAGTAAAGAAACGTGGCTAAAGGTGGTCTTGGCAAATGGTTTGATGAAGAGTGGGTCGATGTTAAGACAGGAAAATCTTGTGGAAGAAAATCTACTAAATCAGGTAGACCTTATCCTGCTTGTCGCCCAAAAAAAGTAGCGTCTAAAATATCTAAATCTGAGGCCAGTAAAAAAACTGGGCCTAAAAAAGTTAAGTGGTCTACTACCGCTAGTGGAAAAAAAAGAACCTGATAGGGGGAAAATGAAAAGTCTTGATAATAACTCCAGAAGCAAATTACCAATTAAACAATTTATTAAACTCTGGAGAAGTTTTAGAAATTGGTTTAAAAGGCGGTGGGTGCAGTGGCCTTATGATTACTTTGGAGAAAGCGGAATCGAAAGGTACTACAGAATTGAGTATAGGAGAGAAGGCCAAGTTCGCAGATCAGATGTCGCAGACATATTTACAAGGCGGTAGCCTTGATTATAAAGATGAAGGTTTTTCTAAAAGATTTGTGGTTAACCCAAGTGAAGGTACAAGAAAATGCGGATGTGGTGATAGCATCGCTATTCCAGAAATGTAACAATTTTAAAATGTTTAGGAGATGACCTTGAAAGAAAAATGGAAAGCACTACCGAAAAAAACAAAAATGTATATCATAGGTGGCGTAGCCGTGCTTATGTTAGCCTCTGCTATCTGGGGATAGCGTTAGGAGTTATAGGATGCGGGACGATAAAGAAAGCGGGAGTGGTAGCAACTGGAGCGGCAGTCGGTGCTACTGCGGGGACTGTGTTAGGTGGGGGTGCGATTGCACCGATAGCGGGAGCCATGACAACTGCTTTTGTGACAGATGTGGCGACCTCGACAATGGACAATCTTGGTGGGAGGAGTACTAATATGGATTGTGCGCCAGATAACTTCTGGAGTTTGCTTGGCTCCCTTGCAGAAATGGGGGGTTGGTTACTTATTTTGGTAGTAATAATTCCCATGGTGTTAGGATGGTTTTTACCCGGCCCTGTAAAAATGAAGGGCAGAGAACCTAAACACCCTAACCCATACATTAGATGAAATATTTGTGTGTATTATTTGGAGTAATATACGCTTCAATAGCACAATCTGATATTTATGGATCAAGAGCAAGTTTTCTTTTGCACAATGATCTGCGTAACTGGATGAGTCTATCGTACCTATCTGTTAATGTAGATGATGCTTGGCGCAGAAGAGTAGAAAACGCTTTAATTAATCAAGGTGACACACATATCTATATTTATTCTCAGAATGGAGATGACGGTATTGGAAATGTTTCGCCTCAATCCGATTGGGAAGTTAGACTAGATCATCTTAACAGTAGAGGTCTACGCCCTGTGCTGTGGTTAATGGCTGATGACTCTCCTAACCTAGCATCTAAACCTCTTTCTTATCATAAGTCTCACAACTCTGAGATGGTTCGTAGGTTTGATGACAAAGTAGATGGTTACGTTATTGGGCTAGAAGTAGATGAGTATTGGTCAGCGGCACAAGTTAGAGAGATGGTTGCTGATTTAAAGGCCAAGACAAACAAGCCTGTTGGCGTACATCTTAGTCCCGGTATTAAGCCGGAATATCTTGACAACGCTGATATAGTATACCTGCAAACTGGGTTTGACTTAAATGAATCTCAGTTTAGAGCAAAGGTAACTGAGGCTCTTTCTCTTGGTAAGCCTGTGATAGTTTCAGAATATCATATGGATTCTTCCTCAACTGTTGCAAAAAGATATGGAGATATTGCATGTCAAATGGGAGCCGTAGGGACAGGAAACGGAAGAAACGTAATCTTCTGTGGTCAACAAGAAACGCAAACAAAGAAGAAGTGGTACAAGAAATACGAACAGGAGATGGTCGTTGCTGGGGTCGCAATGGTCACCCTTTATGCGGTTACAAAGTTGAACCTTCCATTAACTATGACAGCAACAGAAGATTCTTTTCAGATCGGTACAGAGATGAGGATTGGGATACATGGCATTGGTGGTAACTACAGCGAAAACAGAATAATGGCTATATATAGGTTGAATTTTTAATGGCTACTACACTAACACTAAGACAAACAAAAGGAAGCCCTCTTACATTTGGAGAGATGGATTCTAATTTACAAAGTTTAGACGTAAATAAACAAGAAAACATACCTAACATAGAGTTAGCAACATCTATTGATTCTTCTGTTGACAAAATTCTTTTTTACGATAACTCTACTACAGAATCAAAATCAATTGTTGTAGACAATGTTACTGCTTTTGTTGAAAGAAATTTAATAGTTAAGTGTGTAAATGACAGTATTGCTCCTGTTGTTGGAAATGGAATTGTTCACATAACTATACCATCTTCTCTTAACAACAAAAAACTTCAGTCTGCTGAAGCGCACGTTTATACAGCAGGAACTAGCGGTTCTATTACTAGCGTTCAATTGCATAATCTTACTGATAGCGTAGATATGTTGTCTACTCCTATAACAATAGATTTAAATGAAACAGATTCTTCTACTGCCGCAACTCCTCACGTTGTTGGTGTAAATAATACGGTAACAACAGCAGACGTTATTAGAGTAGATGTTGATGTTGTTGCAACAGACACAAAGGGATTAGAAATTAGAATGGTTTTTGGTACTGCATAGTATGTTGCAAATTGGAGTATATTCAGAGCCTCCTACTGTTGAGGTTAAAAGTAAAAAAGTTATTTCAGAAATAAAATGTTCTCTTAACGAAGACCCTAAAAAAATAACCAACAATATAAAAATAAATATTGCAAGAGGACTTCCTCAAGTAACTCCGCATGAAACACAACCGGATAAAGTTGTTTGTATTGTTGCAGGAGGCCCTTCGTTAAAAGACACATTTCATCTGTTACAAGAAAAAAAAGAACAAGGTTGTCCTGTTGTTGCATTAAATGGTGCTTACAATTTTTGTATAGAAAATAAAGTAATGCCATCTGCTATGGTAATGCTTGATAGCAGAAAATTTAATAGTAGGTTTGTTTTGCCTACTTTAGATAGTTGTAAATATTTTATTTCTTCTCAGTGTCATCCTAGTGTTTTTAGAAAACTATCTAGCCATGAAGTTTACATATGGCATTGTGCGGGTGATGTTGACAACGAGCATTTGTTAGAGAGCCAATATGATGGCAAATACTATCCTGTTATGGGGGGTACAACCGTAACGTTTAGAGCAATTCATTTGCTAAGAATGTTAGGTTTTTGTAAGTTTGAAATTTTTGGTTTTGATAGTTGCATCATGGATGAACACCATGCTTACTCACAGCCAGAAAACGATGACGAACAAGAAATAGAAGTTGTTTTGGGGGAAAAAAAATTTAGATGCACAGTAGCCCATTTTCAACAAGCAAAGGAGTTTGTACAGTTAGTTAGCACTACTGGAGATCATTACGAACTTTCTGTTCACGGTAATGGACTAATAGCGTACATTATTAAACATCCAGAAATACTTAAGGAGGCGGCTTAAATGGCGGCTACAGCATGGACTTTTTATAATAGTTTTAGAGAATATTTAGGAAACGGTAATTTTGACCTAGATGGTACTAGCACTGGTTTTTTCATGGCTTTGCACACAAGTGCGGCAAGTGCTAATGCAAACAATGTTGCCCTATCAACTCAGGCATCTTTAGGAAATGAAGTTGCTAACGGAAATGGTTATGCTACTGGTGGAGCATCTGTTACCGCGAGAACTTGGGCATCTGTTGCAACTAACAAATACAGATTTGATTCTACCGCTGTTACTTGGACTGCTACTGGTGGAACCATTCCTAATGTTAAATACGCTGTTGTATATCAAGAAGGTGGAAAACTTGTTTGCTTTTCTAAATTAACCACTTCTCAATTTACTCTTGCACAGGATAACACATTGACAGTTACTCCTAGCGCAACTGGAATATTTGAATTAGCATAGGAGAATAATAATGGGATTGGAATCAGCCTCCTACATCAGCCAATTAAATAGTTCAAATCCAACGGCGACAGACCCCGTAAGTGAAGGCGATGACCATTTGCGTCTTGTCAAATCAGTTCTAAAGACTCAGTTTTCTGGTCTTTCTGGAACAACTGCTGTCACTACCAGTGAAGCAGAAATGAACATTTTAGATGGAGTTACAGCCAGTACGTCTGAATTAAATATTATGGACGGTGTTACTGCTACAACTTCTGAACTAAATATTATGGATGGGGTTACCGCTACCACATCTGAGATAAATATTATAGATGGAGTAACGGCTACTACAGCAGAACTTAATTACACTGATGGAGTAACATCTAACATTCAGACTCAGTTAGACGCTAAACCTGACGTATCTGATGCTAATACATGGACAGCAGGACAGCGTGGAGAAATTACAGCGTTAACTTCAGCAACAACTATTACCATTGATATGGCTGATAGTAATAACTTTAGTGTAACACTTGCTCATAATGCGGCATTTGCTAATCCATCAAATGACACAGCAGGACAAAGCGGAAGCATTTTTATTACGCAGGACGGCACTGGATCAAGGACTGCTAGTTGGGGAACTGATTGGGATTTTGCCGGAGGAACTGCACCTACATTGACTACAACAGCAGGAGCGGTAGATAGAATAGATTATGTTATTAAAGACGCATCTAACATCCACGCTGTAGCAACGCTTAATCTTTCGTAATGCCTGTATTTAACAACATACTTGCTGGCGCATCAGGTCAGACTACTGGCTACGACATAGACCAGTCGTTGCGGTTTGAGGATGGTGATTCTCCTGAACTGGTAAGGAGTGTTACAGTTGCCGGTAATCGTAGAACATCTACATGGTCTGCTTGGGTAAAAATTGGTTGGAGTACTTTTAGCAACGATGCTGGAACTATTGAACCAACTCATACTTTGTTCTGTTGTGGGAATTCAGACGGAAGATGGAATGTTGGATTTTCAAATGCCACAGCGATCAATAACAATCTACCACAGTTGTTTATAGGTCAAAGAGACAGTGGTGGAGGCCAAGCATTTGAGGTTTCATCAACTCAGGCATTTAGAGACCCATCTGCTTGGTATCATATTGTGGTGGTTATGGATACTAACCAATCAACTAATACTAATAGGGTAAAGGCCTATATCAACGGAGAAAGAATAACTGATTGGGGTGTCACTTCATGGCCTAGTCAAAACTACGATTCTGACTGTTTTAGAACAGCCGATCCGGTAGTTAAGGTTCGGGTAGGTAGTACGGTTACTAATAGTAATACAGGTGATAGATTCTGGGATGGTTATATAGCAGAAGTTAATGTGGTGGACGGTACTGCCCTAGACGCATCATACTTTGGTGAAACCAATTCAGCCACTAACCAATGGGTTCCTGTTGAGTACGCAGGAAGTTACGGCACTAACGGTTTCTACCTTCCATTCTCAAGTACGGAACTAGCGAATAGTTTTAGTGATTCAAGTACAGATTGCGGCGATGGTTCTCCTTGCTATGCGGGAGATACCAAACTGTTACTGCATTTCGATGGAGCAGATGACGGCACTTCGTTTCCCGATTCTTCCAGAGAAGGCCATTCGATCACTCGCACCGGAACTGTAACCAAAACAGGTCAAAAGAAATTTGGCACTGCGTCTGCTTATTTTGATGGCAATGATGGCCTCACAACATCAGACACATCAGACTTTACCTTTGGCACAGACCCATTCACGATTGAGTGCTGGGTCTATGTAACAAGCGGAGCGGCCTTTAACACTCCCAGCGCCTCAGATGCGGGATTTCTGTTTTGCGGCGACAGTTCAGCAACATCAACTCGGTCAGTTGAATTTACAATTTATCGTGGTGAACTTCGGGCTGGCCTGTATAACTCGGATTCATCATCAGCAACGTATATTTCCGGCGGCACAATCAACGATACGACTTGGTATCACGTTGCGCTTTCAAGAACTGCAAGCGATGCGTGGGCGATCTACGTCGATGGAAGCAGGGTTGCTACATCATCGACCACAAAAACGCTTCCTCAAAATGCGAATAGCGGACAAATTGCTATAGGAGCAAGGATCGAAGGCGGTTCGCTTGGTCAGTATTTCGATGGGTATATTGATGATTACCGGATAACGAAGGGCGTAGGCAGATATTCTGGCGCAAGTTTTACCGCACCCACTGCCGCTTTTACCAATCCTACCAAAAGCATTACCGCTAACGGTGACGTAACCAATACAAGAGCGCAATCCAAGATTGGTAACTCATCCATTTATTTTGATGGCACTGGTGATTATCTAAGTACAGCCTCTTCTGGACTGGGATTGACTGGTGATTACACAATTGAGTGCTGGTTTAACACAGCATCTTCAACAAGCGACAATGGGATTATTTCAAATAAATATAATAATTCCAGTTTTAACGGCAATTTTTCGTTACGGCTTAATGACGGCGGTAACAGCAACGATATAGCGTTTCGACCTTATAACGGAACTGTTGCTGAAGGGGGCTTAGTAACATCAGGAACTGGAGCATGGTCAGATAATACTTGGACTCATGTTGCTGTTGTTAGGTCTGGTTCTGGTACTGGCAATGTAAAAATGTACATTAATGGATCACTTGCCGGAACATCATCAGGCGCGTCTAGTTCTACTATTCTTGGAAATGCAGGCGATTTAAATATTGGCCGTCAAGAATCTGCAAGTGCCGGAACAAATTATCTAAATGGTTATATGGACGAGATTCGTATATCTAGTTCAGCAAGATACACAGGAACCTTTACTCCATCCACAACAGCATTTACCGCAGACGCAAACACTCTACTACTGATCCATTCGGACTTTAACGGTGGACTAGGCTCAGATGGTTCTGGAAATAAAAACGATTTTGCTCCTACTAATCTAGTGGTTACGGATCAGGTACTGGATAGCCCGACAAATAACTTTGCTACTTTCAATCCGTTGGTTAGGTCTTCATCAAACTCAAATTATTCAGAAGGAAATTTATACGCCACAGACAACGGCAGTGGCGATTGGGAGGTAAGATTAGGAACTATACCTCTACCAGAAACTGGTAAATGGTATTGGGAATGTAGAGTTGGAAACGGCAACGCTTATATTGGAATCTTAGACGAAGGTGAGAATATTACCGTTACAAATCCCAGCGGCGGTGTTATTTGGTATGGAGATGACGGAAGAAAGAGAATAGACGGAACCTTTAGTTCTTACGGTGCAGGATATGGATCAGCAAATGTGTTGGGCGTTGCTGTCGACATGGACGCAAGCCCAAGAACAATAGAATTTTACAAAGATAATACATCGCAAGGGTCTATTACAATTACAGGCGACTGTGCTACTGGAACAGTTATTCCATACATTACCAGCATTGTTCAATCATGGATTAACTTTGGTCAAGACAGTTCATTCGCCGGATCAAAAACATCACAAGGAAATGGCGGCGATGGCGAGGACTTCTTTTACACGCCACCTACAGGATACAAAGCGTTAAACACTGACAACCTCCCTGATGTAAGCATCAAGCCAGAGGAACACTTCCAAACAGTGTTGTATACAGGTGATGGAACTACAAACCATGCAATTACAGGCGTAGGGTTTCAACCTGATTTAGTCTGGTACAAAGTAAGGTCAACAACAGGCCATAACAATTTGTACGATTCTGTTAGAGGTGTTCAGAAAGTCGTGTACTCAGACTTGACGAATGCCGAAGCAACTTCAACAGGCACTCAAGATTTATATGCGTTTGGTGCTGATGGATTTACTGTTGGATCAAACTTTCAGACAATATGTAATACCAGTGGAGAAACTTTTGCCTCATGGAACTGGAAAGCGGCATCTTCTAATACATCAGTAAGCGCAGGAAGTATAGATGGAACTAATCCAACTATTGCTTGCACAAGAAGAACAAACACTACTGCTGGATTTTCAATAGTTAGTTATACCGGGCAGTCAGCGGCTGGCACAGTTTCTCATGGTTTAAGCCAAGCGCCAGAAATGATTATTTTAAAAAACAGGGATCAAGGCGTGTTTTGGGCAGGATATGTAGAGGCTCTCGGCAACACAAAATCAATATCACTCAACGATACTGGCGCGGCATATACAGAAAAGACTTGGAATGATACCTCCCCAACTTCAACTGTATTTTCAATCGGCGCTCAATCGGAAACAAGTTCAGGACGATTTAATGTTGCGGGAGAAAAATTTATAGCCTACTGCTTCCATTCCGTAGACGGCTACAGCAAGGTAGGTAGTTACATCGGGAATGGATTGGCAGATGGAACCTTTGTTTACACTGGTTTTAAACCCGCATTTTTATTAATAAAAAGAATTACGGGAGTTCAGGATTGGATGTTGGCTGATAACAAAACAAGCCCTTACAACCAAACTGAATATATGCTTCGACCAGCCCAAGATGCGGCACAACAGTCAGGCAACACTATAGACATTTTGTCTAATGGATTTAAACCAAGACTAAGTGGAAACGCTTTTAATGCCAGCGGTGAGTCATATCTGGTATTAGCCTTTGCCGAATCACCATTCAAATACTCTAACGCGAGGTAAAAAATGTGGTATAGCGAAACTCATAATCTAATAAGAACGCCTCGCGCTTTGACCGTTGATGGCGTACAGCATCCATCTAATATTTTTAGAGCATGGTCAGCAGAAGAATTAGAAGAAATTGGCATTTATTCTCTTGAGGTTGTTACTCCAGACTTTAGGTACTACGATACTGGCGCAGAAAACTTTGAAAAGAAAAGCCGAAGAAATTCTGATGGAACCTTTTCAGGAGGGCCTGACTACTACGAACTAACTTACGACACTACAGAAAAGAATGTAGATGATCTTAAAGCAGACTTGATCTTAAAGATCAAATCTCATGTTGGTTCATTGCTTACTCCTTCTGACTGGATGGTTATCAGAGCGGCTGACGGTGGCACGGCTATGGTAGAAGGATGGACAACGTATCGTAACGAAGTTCGCGCTCATGGCAACAGCCTTGAAAATGGCGTTGAGGCTTTTGCTTCTGTGCAGGCTGTGAAAAATTTCCAGAACCACGAAGTACAGGAAGAGCGATATTTGTCTACATACGACGATGAAGGCGTTGAAACAATTGGCCCCGATACTCACATAGTAGATCGCATTGTAGATAAAACATACTGGAATTGGCCTACCGCACCAGACGCAGTTGCAGACCCATATCACGTTAGATACTTGTAATGGCACTCACTTGGGCTAGTGAAACAGGTAATTGGAATACTGTTAGTTACAATTGGGGTGACGAATTTTTTTACCCTAGTGTAGCGTCATTAACCCTATCTGGAAAAACTCCTGTATCAACTACAGGGGTAATGATATCACCAGATAATGGAACTTTAACTTTTACAACAACTGCTCCTGATTTAATTAAACTTGTTTTAACTCCAGTTCCAAGCGCAAGCCTTACCCTTACCGGAAAAGATTTAACAGCAACAACCGGACATATTATAACTCCCGCAGTTGGATCGTTGACTGGGCTTAGTGTTGGATCGGCTTGGTACGAAACAAGCGCAACTTGGGCCGCTTATTCCGGCAATTGGGATGCAGGAACATCAAGCCCAACAGCAGGAGTTACATATACGTTTACGATTGATTCTGCTAACAACTTAGTGTTGACCCCATATGACCCAGAGTATCCAATAGAACGTGATCCTAAATTTTTAGCAACAATAACTTTAGTATGAGCGATAAAAATAAAAAAGAAAAAAAGATTTCTTGGATTGCATTAGTTGAAAGCAAAGACCCAACTATATACACAAGACCAGTTGCTACATATGTTTTTAACGAAGGAAAAAGAACTTTTTACAAACCAAGGAAAAAATAATGGATATTGAAAAGTCTCAAATTTACAGTTTAGGCGATCATGTATTAGCAAAAAACGTTGCTGAAGTTTTAGATAAAAAATATCCCGGTTGGCTTTGGGCTGTAAACGTAATGGATGGAGTTGTTACTGTTAAGTCTATGTTGCTTTCTGGAAACTGGGGATTTGTTTTACATGCAGACAAAATTGATAACGATTACAAAAATGTAATGAGAGCAGGTGGAGAGATATTAGAACGGTATAACCAGAATACAGGAAAGTTTAATCAGACTAAGTACAGCGATCTTAAAATGAATGAAAGAAATCAGTTAAACGGAGATTTTAGTTAATGTCCCTTATTAATCCACAACCTTCTCTTGAAGGAAAAGATAGAGTTACAGTAAGTGGCTCTATGAAAGAGGAGGACTGGTTAAGCCTTTCAAGAGAAGCGTATGAATCTTCTACTGAATACATGGACGCTAACCTCAGAGATCAGTGGGAAAAAAACTTATCTAACTTTAACAGCAAACATCCTAACGGTTCTAAATATTTAACATCCGCTTACGATAAAAGGTCTACTTTATTTAGGCCAAAAACAAGATCAACTGTTAGGAAGTTAGAAGCGGCTATGGCTACTGCTTTTTTTTCTAATGAAGATGTTGTAGACATTGCTCCTACTAACCCTAATGATGCTATGGCTGTTAATGCGGCGACTGTAGCAAAATCAATGATGCAGTATAGGTTAACTAATACTATTCCTTGGTTTTCTACAATGGTTACTGCAATGCAAGATGCGGCTGTTTACGGTAGCGTAGTATCTCACCAGTATTGGGACTTTGAAGAAAAGGAAGAGTCTTACTCAGTAGAAGATGATTCTGGAACTGAGGTTGTAGATACGGATGGTAACCCCGTAGTGCAAAAAGTAAACGTTACTTTAAAAGATAAACCTGTTATAGAAATTATAGAACCAGAAAATTTTAGAGTAGACCCTGCATCAGATTGGTATAACCCTATTGAATCTTCTCCTTATTTAATTCATTTAATTCCTATGTTTGTACAAGATGTTTTGGAAAAAATGGAACAAGGAGAATGGAAAAAATTAAATCTTGGTCAGATATTATCTGCTACCAAAGAGGACGATGATACTGTTAGGCTTACTAGAGAAGAGCCTAGAACAGACCCATTAGATGACAGTTATGACACTGTAGATGATTTTAAAATAGTTTGGATACACAAGTACATAATTAGAAAAGAAGGTGAAGACTATTGTTTTTACACTTCTGGAACTGATTACATGCTTACCAAGCCTAAACTCTTATCTGAGGAATACCCTTGGTTAAAAGAAAATGAACGTCCTTATGTTATGGGTAAACTTAACATAGAGGCTCACAGGTTATATCCTGCAAGTACTGTAGAACTTACTGAAGAACTTCAATCCGCATCTAACGAAATATTAAACCAAAGATTTGACAACATTAAGTTGGCAATGAATAAACGTTACCATATTCGTAGAGATAGGAACATTGACTTAGATGCTTTGTTCCGTTCTGTTCCGGGCGGCGCTGTAGAAATGGATGACCCAGACCAAGACGTTAGGGTGATAGAAACTAGAGATGTTACTGGTTCTGCATACCAAGAACAAGATCGTATTAACTATGACTTTGATGAGTTGCAAGGAAACTTTTCTACTTCAACCGTACAAAGTTCTAGAAATATGAACGAAACAGTTGGTGGAATGTCACTGCTACAGGGTAATAACAACATTATTACTGAGTTTGTTTTAAGAACATTAGCAGAGTCTTGGGTTGAGCCTTGCTTAAAACAATTGTTAAAACTTGAACAGTATTACGAAACTGATGAAGTAATTATGGCTTTAAGCAACCAAGAAAACTATGCAAACAGAGAGCAGTTAATAGATGAGTTGTTAAGCCATGATGTTATTCTTAAAGTGAATGTTGGAATGAATGCTACTGATCCAGTGCAAAGAGTACAAAACCTTGTTTATGGTTTATCCAGTGTGTTTCAGTTACCGGGAATGGAAACCAGAATTAACATTGATGAAGTTGCTAAAGAAATATTTGGTCAACTTGGATACAAGGATGGGGCAAGATTTCTTATTCAGCCTGATGGGGATGTTGATCCACAGATACAAGAACTACAGGCTCAGATACAAGAACTTCAAGGTATCTTGCAGAACGATCAAGTTAAGATGCAGGGTAGGTTGCAGATTGAACAACTAAAACAACAGGCGTCACTACGTGCGGCTCAGATTAAAGCACAGACAGATATAGCAAAAGAACAAATGTCTATGGAAAAAGATGCAGGTTCTCTTGCTATTAAACAAAACGAAGCAATCATAAAACAGCAGGATGCAGATACAAGAAGGGCTGAATTAATGTTGCAGAGAGATGCTTTAATTAATCAAATTATTTCTCAACAGTCTGTTCCAGTAGATAAAGATAACGTTTCTAAATCAGGAACTATGTCTAGGGATAAATACAACACAGTGCCTTATGCACAGGGATAAATGTCAGAATATTATGATCCTAGTCTACCTAATGTAGACGAACTTATTCAAAGAACTCAAATTGGGCAGAAGACTCAAGAGTTTGTTAGAACTCCAACGGGTAAGGCTATTGTTGAAAGGGCCTTATCTGATTATAGAAAAGGCATAAAAAGTTTACAAGAAATGTCTTTTCAGGAGTGGTCTGGTTCTTCAGAAGAAGAACTAAAACATTATCGTAAAATAACTTTAGCCCTCGCTACCCCGCTATCAGTTCTTAAATGGTTGGATGCGATTATTGCAGATGGAGAACAGGCAAATAAATTAGCAAGGTATAAAGAATAACCTTGGAGAATAAAATGGACGCTACCCAACAGGATGCGGAAGTTGTAGAAGAAGTAGTAGAAGCAGTAGAAGAAGCAGTAGAAGAAACAACAGAAGATCAAGAAGAATATGTAGATCGTACAGTTCAAGGCCCTAGAGAGGAGATGCTTGAACGTATAGTAAAACAAAGAGAATCCGATGTTGAAGAAGATTTTTTTGGAAGTACAGAAGAAAATACTGAAGAAAAGATTGAAGAAGTTTTAGAGGAAATAGAGCAGGATTTAAAAAATGATTCTCCTGTATGGCAACACGAAGGACAATGGGTTACTCAAGTTAAAGTAAACGGTCAAGATGTTGTTGTTCCTTTTGATAGTTTAAAATCTTCTCATCAAAAAGATGTTGCTTCTCAGCAAAGATTTCAGCAAGCCGCTTATAAAGAAAAGTTGCTTGCTCAACAGGAGGCTCAATTAAGGCAGTATGCTCAGAGTCTTCAACAGAAAGAATTTGCTCCACCCGTTAAGGACGAGCCAGAAGATGATGTTGACTACAATAAAACTGTAGAAGAATATCATCAAGCGTTGTATGAAGATGATGCGGCAAAAGCCGCGAAGTTGTTACAGACCTTGACAGGGCGCAATACCGCTACCCTTAATATAGATGAGGCTGTAGATAAGGCAGTTAGTGATGCCTTTTCTCGTAGACAAGCAGAGCAAGCCAAAGCACAGCAATTAGCATATCAACAAGAAGTGCAAAATGCAGTGGCTTGGTTTGATCAGGAATATCCTGATATTTCTCAGAATCCTGATCTTCGCGCTATCGCAGATAATCAAACGGTTACCCTTATGAAGGAAAATCCTTCTTGGACACCGGGACAGATTATTTATGCGTCTGCTGAGTATGCGAGGCATTGGGCAAATTCTTTTGTTCCTAATCAACCTGCAACAAATGAAAGGGTTGAGAGAAAGAAAAGGATTGTTCAACAACCTAAGTCTGCTCGTAAGACTCTTAAAGTTTCTGAAGATGATTCTGGGCCTAAAACTCCAGAACAAATTATCGAAGAAATGAAACAGTCGAGAGGGCAATTATAAATCAATAACTAAAAGGAGAAAAAAATGGCAGGACAAGTATGGTCTGTCAACACCTCCGGTGGTTATATGTATGCGTCTAACCTCAGTCGTGAACTGAGAATGGCCGTACAGCCGATTGTCAAGTTCCGTCAGTTCTGTGACATTAAAGATGCGGCCCATCAGGGTTTACATCGCGGCGATACATTTCACTGGAACGTGTTTAGTGATGTAGCAACTCAGGGTACTACCTTGACAGAAACAAGCACCATCCCAGAGACTTCGTTTACGATCTCTCAGGGTACGATGACTATCACGGAAGCGGGTAACTCTGTTCCTTACACGGGTAAGTTGGATGACCTGAGTGAACAGCCGATTCGTGAAGTTGTTCGTAAAGTGCTTAAAAACGATGCGAAGAAGGGGTTTGATAACCTTGCTTCTGCTCAGTTCAATGCGGCTAAACTCCGTGTTGTTCCGACAGCAGGAACGAGTACGACTGCTTTGACGCTGACCACCAACGGCACTGCAACTCTTACGAATAACGTTGCTCTTGGAAAAGAGCATGTTAAGTTGGTTGTAGACACGATGAAGGAACGTAATATCCCGGCTTACACAGGGGATGATTATTACTCCATCGCGTGGCCTTCAACTTGGCGTTCACTTAAAAATGATCTGGAAGGTATCAAGCAGTATATTGATCAGGGTTTCCAGATGATTATGAATGGCGAAATTGGTCGCTATGAAGGTGTTCGTTTTGTTGAGCAGACTCACGTAAACAAAGCAGGTATTGGTACTGCCACCGCCGCATGGACTAACGGTAAATCCGATTGGGCTGTGTTCTTTGGTGAAGATACCGTTGCCGAGGCTATTGCTGTTCCTGAAGAAATTCGCGGAAAAATTCCGGGGGACTTCGGAAGGGATCGTGGGATTGCTTGGTATTATTTGGGAGGTTTTGGCCTCGTTCACACTGATGCGGCCCAGTCACGTATTGTGATTTGGGATAGCGCGGCTTAAGGAGAATTATTATGAGTTATAGTGATCCACGTCCTTATGCCTTTAGTTATTACCATGATTTTGGTGCGGCAAGTGAGGCAATGGTTATTCGTGGCCCCAAGGGAAAGAAAGGTAGCATTAAAGAAATTGAAGTTGAGGCTATTGAAACTTTTACTAACACGACTACGGAAGCCATTATTGAACTTGGTTCATCCGCAGGAACAGCAGAATATGTCAACATGGGTCTTGGTACTCTTGCTGACGGAGATCAACAGCGTCTAACCGACACTGCCGCTGATCTTGTTTCTGATGCCCTGCCTGCTGATACCGATGTTCACCTTACGTTCAATGCTCCTACTGGCGGTACACCTGCCGGGAAAGCGCACGTACACGTTATGGTTGAATGGTACTAGGAGGATATATGTACGATAACAAAAAAGGCGGTAAAAAAAGCAAGCATAGCGCGAATGGAAACATTCCTGCTAATGGTCTTTCTGAACTAGAGACTGACAACATGACTAACGCTAGTCTTGGGTTAGACAGTCACGGCCCTAATCAGTTGCCTATTGGCATTGCTAAACAGAAGATTACCACTGATCGTGGTTCTTTTAACGTGCGGTAATTGGATCGGGGGGCGCAAGCCCCCCTTTTCATGGGGGAGATATGTACTACGAAGAAGAAAAAAAGATGGACAAAGACCCTGCTAAATGTGGCTATACAAATCAGGATCAGCCTAATGAATTTAGTACGGAAAAGAATCAACGAAATAACAATGCGAGGGTAGGAAACAGACCGGAAGTTATTATTCTTGAAAATGCTTCCATTTTCGGTGCTGTTCGTTCACCAATAGAATAATGGCACATAAAATAAACTGGGAAGAACCTTACGGCGAAATACACGGAACTATAGAAGAAATGCCAGAAGCACGTTGGATGCAAGGCGAAAACTTTTATAGAGTAAACGGTGAATTAATTAGTAATAGTTTACCTGATGACAATACTTGGATTAAAGAGCAAAAAGGAATAACAGGCAGAAATGCTCTTATTTCTAAGGCAAAAGAATTAGGTATTGAAATATCAAAAAAAGATAAGATAGACGATATTAAAGAAAAACTATTACAATAATTATGAAAAAAATAACCGTTCCTTTTAAGGAAGTAAGCGATTACACCTTAGAAGATTTTGGTGGTAAAAGAAAGAACAAAACTGTTTGTATTGTTCGTTACGGAGCGTTTGGAGATATTATACAAACATCATCTTTGTTTCCTGTGTTCAAGAAAGAAGGATACAAAGTTTGTGTAAATGTTTCTGAGGTTGGCGCTAAATTATTAAAAGCAAATCCGTACATAGATGAACTAATAATTCAAAAAACTAATCAAATATGTAACACTGAGTTGGGAGACTACTGGGAAAAAATGTCTCCCTGTTTTGATAAGTTTGTTCAATTATCAGAATCTATAGAAGGCAACCTGCTTTTAAGTCCTGAAAGGATTGTTGAATCTAAGGGGCAAAAATATAAAATACCCGCAAGTGAGGGGTATTATGAATCTCAAGAATTTATACACAAAAAGTGTGACGTTAACTATCTTGAACATACTCACAAAATAGCAGGAGTGCCTTTTAGTCACAGGCCTTTTTATTATCCATCAGATGAAGAAAAAGAGTGGGCTAAAAAACAAAGAAAAAAAATAAAGTCTAAGCACGTTATATTAGTTTCTTTATCTGGTTCTTCAGTTCATAAAGTGTGGCCTTGGAATGACGCTATGATTGCGTCTATTCTTAAAGATAGAAAAGATATATCTATCGTTACTGTTGGTGATGAGATGTGTCAAATTCTTGAGGTTGGTTGGGAAAAAGAACCAAGGGTTATTACTAAATCAGGGGTTTGGACTATAGGAAAAACAATGGCTTTTTTAGATCATTGTTCTGTAGTTGTTGGGCCAGAAACAGGGTTGTTAAATGCGGCTAGTATGAAGTCAATGCGTAAGATTGTATTTCTTTCTCATTCTTCTAAAGAAAATTTAACAAAACACTGGAGAAATACTGCATCCTTAATTCCTAAAGATTGTCCTTGCTATCCATGTCATAAAATGCATTTTGGTTTTAACACATGCAACAGAGATGAAACAACTGGAGGCGCATTATGTGCCGCGAATATTGATCCAAGAGTTGTGGTATCTGAAATTATGAGAAATCTATGAGTACTTACATTCAACTTTGTCAAGACATGGCTAGGGAAGTAGGCATTCCCGGTACAGGGCCTAGTAGTGTTACGCCTACATCAGAAGAAGAAAAAGATATTGTTCGACAAATTAAAGATGCTGATCTAGACATTCAAAACAGATGGTTTAACTGGAATTATCTTTGGTCTGAAGCAAGCATTTCTCCTTCTGCCGGAACCTCTACTATTACTTCTCCAACTGATTTAATGCAGTGGAATGTAGATGCTATTGTTTTTGATGCTACCTCTGATAGTTATCAAAGGCTAGAGTACATGAAGTGGCAAGAGTATCGTGACGGTTACAAGTACGGCAATGTAGAAACAGGAACTCCAGAAATATTTTCTATAAAGCCAGATAACGTAATTGATCTTTACCCTACTCCTGATTCCTCTACTGCAATAAAAACAGAGTATTGGAGAAATCCAACTGAACTGTCTTCTTCTTCAGATGTATCTTCTATTCCTGCCAGATTCCACAGAATTATTATTTGTAGAGCAAAAATATACTACGCAGAACAGAACGATGCTCCAGAAGTTTTGTCATCTTCTATTGCTGAGTTTCAAGATTTATTAGTAAAACTAGAAGCAGACCAACTTCCAAACCAAAGAAGCAGAAGGTTCTCTCAAGTTCCAGACTTAATGAATTATACGGTAGTTACAGAATGACTTTAAGAAATTCAGCAGTAAGACCAACTACTCAAACCTATTATTTTCCATTTGAAGGTGGGTTAAATATTGTTGATCCAGTGTTGTCAATTCAGGCAGGAGAATGCATAGCCGCTAAAAATTTTGAGGTTGACATACGAGGAAGATACAGCCGTATAGACGGATACGAAAGAGCAGATGGACAAACACTGCCATCTGAGGTTAGTTACTTTAGGATACCTTTCATAATTGGTTCTTCTAAGAACACAGTATTTTCTTCTTCGTACAGTTCTTCTTTTCATCTAAACATACCATCATCTGGAGACATGGTTAAAGGTGAAACTAGTGGTGCTATTGGATTTATTTTATCAGTATCTGTAGAGGATATTACTGGGGATAGTCAATCAGGATTTTTTCCTACCAATGATGCAGAAGGATATATTTATTTTACTGCTACTAGCGGTACTTTTCAAGAAGGCGAAACAATATATTTTTTGAACAAAGACAGCGCATTTGGAAGCGCATTTAACGTGGAGTATACATAATGGGAACACCTACAGCCTTAAGAAAAACTAGAGCAGTTTTAACAGGCACAAGTTTTGCTGACAATACTACTGGCGCAATTACAGCACAGATGTTACGACAATATGTAGAGTCAGGAATGGGAGGATATGCTTGTATAAATAATGCCGCAGGCGACGGTACTCCCGCTACTCAAGCAATTGGAAATGGAACTACAGTAACCATTGATTTTTCATTAGGTTCTTCTGGGTCGGACGTATCACAAGATACTGGAACGGTAT